ATATCTCTAACTTTGAAGATAATGAAGATAAACACGAAAGTTTAACTAATCCAAAAAAACTATCAGACCTTTTCATTATACCTCCATTTTCAGTATTAGATACAAAACAAGGAGCGTGGCAGCAAAGAAAAAACTATTGGCTAGGTTTAGGTATTAAAAGCGAAGAGGGAAGAGATGCAAAGGTTAATTGCGATTTAAAACCATTTAAAGGTAATCCTGATAGATTTGAAGATAAATTAACTTCAATATTTGACCCAGTACTTTGTGAGTTAGCTTATCAATGGTTTAATATTCCAAAAGGCAGAATACTTGACCCGTTTGCTGGCGGTTCTGTTAGAGGTATTGTAGCAGCTAAACTTGGTTTTGAATATTTAGGAAATGATTTAAGGAACGAACAAATAGAAGCAAACCGCCTTAATGCAATAGAGGTTTTAAAAGATGCTGAATTATATCCGACTTGGAATTGTGGCGATAGTTTAAATATTGACACTATTGCAAATGGATATGAAGCAGATATGATTTTTAGTTGTCCGCCTTATGCGGATTTAGAAATTTATTCCGAGGCGAAAGAAGATCTTTCAAATATGCCTTATAAACAATTTCTTGAAGTTTATAAAGAGATAATAAAAAAATCATGCGATAAATTAAAAGAAGACCGTTTTGCAGTTTTCGTTGTTGGGGATGTTAGAGATAAAAAAGGATTTTATCAAAATTTTGTTTCTGATACAATAATGGCTTTTTGGAATTGTGGAGTTATTTTATATAATGAAATGATTTTACTTAATGCGATTGGTAATTCAGGAATGAGAGCGGCTAAAACTTTTAATGGAGGAAGAAAAGTAATTAAACTTCATCAAAACGTTTTAGTTTTTTACAAAGGAAATCCAAAGAATATAAAATCAAATTATCCTGAATTAGATTTGAGTTATATTAACGATATTGAAACAGAGGAATAATGGCATACGACAAGATTAAAATATTCGAACAGGCAAAGGAAATGATAGTCAAACACAAACTATTTTTTGTAGAGGACATTGTTTCGTTTTTGCCTTGCGCAAAGCCTACTTTTTACGAATTTTTTCCACCTGATTCTAACGAATTGAACGAAATAAAGGATTTATTAGATTCAAATAGAGTTGCTATTAAAGTTTCGCTACGTTCCAAGTGGCACAAATCCGATAATGCTACGTTGCAGGTTTCCCTTTATAAATTGATATGCACAGAAGATGAGCGAAAAAAATTATCTATGACTCATAATAAAACAGAACATTCTGGCGAAATCAAAACAACCGACCTTTCTTCGATGACAACGGAAGAATTAGTCGAGAGAGCCAAGGCGATTAAAAAAATTGATGAATAGACACGAATTTGAAATCTATTTAGAACTCTACAAAAAAAAAGAGTTCAGACACATCCCCATCGGAAATTATTCGAATGGGGATTATTTTTATTGCACCGAAAAACAAATACAGGCCCTTGAATTACTTTGCGATGACAGCACGACATCTATTGGCTATGGAGGTTCAGCTCGTTCAGGCAAAACAGTTATTGAGGTAGTAGTTATAATTTTTGACTGCCTTGCTTACGATGGAATAGCGTGGGGATTGGCTAGAAAAGAATTGACTACTTTGAAACGAACAGCTTTGTTAACACTTTTTAAGCAGCTTTCATTTTACGGAATCGAGCAGGATAAAGATTTCAATTATAACCAGCAGTTAAACAAGATAGTGTTTAATAATGGCAGCGAAATATTTTTAATCGACACGGCTTATAAGCCTAGTGATCCTTTGAATACAAGATTCGGAGGTTTTGAATTGACTAGATGCGCAGTTGACGAAAGTAACGAGACAGCGCAAGAAGTAATCGATAAACTTTTCGAGAGAACTGGATGGAGATTAAACGAAAAGTACGGACTTAAAAGGAAATTATTCGAATGTTTTAACCCAGCAAAAAATCACGTTTACACAAGATTTTACAAACCTTTTGCCGACAATTGCCAAAGTTTTTTCAGAAAATTCATTTTAGCTTTGCCGAGCGATAATCCCAACCCAGCAGTCGCTGAATGGGTAAAAGACCTTTTAGCCGATGATAAAATATCGGAAGCGACAAAACAAAGGCAGATTTATGGAAATTTCGAGTATGACGACAACCCTTATTCGTTGTTTAATTACGATGACATTTGCAATCTATTTACAAATTCTTTCGTTAAAAAAACAGGTCAACGTTATATGAGCGGCGACATAGCTTATATGGGTGCAGATATTTTCGTGACTACAATTTGGGACGGTTTCGTAATTGAAAAAGTAATAGCAATCGATAAAATAGACGAGACAGCAATAGGCACGAAGTTAATTGAAATGGCAGAAGAATATCGAATACCATTTACAAATATAGTTTTTGACCGAGATGGATTAAGAAAATTCACTGCTAACAGCTTAAGTAAACTAAAAGGAGCAAAGCCTTTTATAAATAATTCCGCACCTTTAAAAGAAAAGAATTTCAAAAACTTAAAAGCCGAATGCGCTTTTCTTCTAAAGAAAAAAATTGAAGCTAACGAGGTTTTTTGCGAGGATAAAGAGTTTATGAAACAAATTATTTTTGATTTAGAACACGTTTGCAGGGTTGAAAACAACGAGGGTAAAATAGAACTTGAAAGCAAAACGGAATATAAAAAACGTACAGGCAAGTCATTTGACTTCTTCGACAGTATAATTATGAGAATGATTTTTGAACTAAAAACCACAGGAAAATGGAAGTAATTTTGAGACACGAAGATGTTTTCGCAAAAAGTCTGGACATCAAAATAAATAAAGAGCAAATAATAGATAAAATTGATGCGTTTGATTGGCTGGATTTATCCGAGGCTAAAAGCGAATTTGATTTTGAAAAAGTAGTCTTTTCTATTTTTAAAAGGTTCAATTTTAAGTATCCAAAAAAATATGATTCGATTATAAAAAAGGCATTTTCTTACAAGTTTATCGAAGCAGTCGAACAAATAAAAACTTCTATAATTGCGGTTTCAAAATCTTACAACATTGATGGCGGAGGAGTTGATTCGTTCAGAAATGAAATTGTGGATAAATTTTATTATATAAATTATTGGGCGGATAAAAAAAATATACCAGTAAATTATAATGAAAAGGATTATAATAAAAGAAAATTGTTTAATTTTGACACAATTATTTTAAATATTTTAGCCGATAAGTTGAAAATACTTAACGATTACGAACGCAATAAGCCAAAGAAATGATTTTAAAACCTATTGACGAAACTTTTGAAATCCCCGAACCACAAGCCGCTTCGGATATTTGGGAATATTTGGCGAAGTATAATTGCTTTCAGTTTTACGAAACGGATAACAAAGGTTTTGTTCCAAACGAATTAGTTCGGAATTATTTTATGATAAATAAAACTGAATTAGTAAGTCCTAGAACAGGTACAGATGAAAGGGTTTTTGATGGAGTTTTATTTTTTGGGGTACCAGCAGACCCCTCGCTGGATGTTCACAGTCCGAGTCCTAAATGCGACACTCAAAACTTTGACAATTACACTTTTGACAACTTTGTTTTCGCAGAAGATTGGGAAGACGATGTTTTCAAACACGGGCAGTACAAAATGATTATTTACGAGATTTTAGGCAAAGAATTTTATAATACTTTAAAGAAATATTTCAAATGTTCTAACTTTGAATTTTCTATAATCAATATGCGACCTCTATATAATTCAAACAAATACACGTTATCGACAAACAGTTCGGGAGTAGAGATAACATATAAATTATGGATTTAGCCGATATAGTTGACGATGAACTTTTGCAGCCGTTAAGGGGAGCGATAGTCGCTGACAACTTAGTGGCGACCGGACAACTTCGAGATTCTGTAAAACTAGAGCAGCAAAAAACAGAAACTAAAGAAACGGTTAAAGTTTTTGCGGAAAGCTATATTTTAGAGTTGAGAGATGGGGAGCAATACAAAAATCCAGTTGATATTGAAAGTATAAAGATTTGGATTGAAGCAAAAGGACTAGAGGGTATTTTAGATCCGTGGGCGGTTTTGTCAACTATAAAAACAGAGGGAACAACGTGGGACAAAAAAGGAGGTTCTGAAAAGTTGAAAAACGTTTTGAACAAAGAAAATATTCAAAGAATTATGAACATTGCAATTGCGGAAAGCACTAAAAAAATAAAAGAAACGAAATGGCTATTACGATAATTAAACAACCAGCATTATTTTTTAATTGCACAAATCCTGCAATATTTGAATTTACTACAGATTCAGTGGCTGGGAATTTTGAAGATTATGTTTGCGATGTTGTAATAAATTCGCAATACGCCACGAAGTCTGCAATCATTCGAAATATATTTCCTAACACAAAAACGAAAATATTTTCGGTTGATATTTCTGATTTTTTAAAATCATTACAGTTAAATAATTTTGAATTTGAATTTGATAAGTCTAAAAATTTATCAATAGAAAAATTTGGGATTAGTTTAAAAGTTCGTGATAGTTTTATGTTGGACGATGAAGATTTTTCTTTCGGTTATTATATTTTTGATAATTTTGTTTTTGCCGATTCATTAAACGTTATTGACACGAATAGCGATAGTTTTATATTTTCGATTTTAGGCGAAAGATTATTGTTTGACAAATCGAATAATTTTTTAGTTCAAGATAAATTAACGTTTCTAACCCCCGAATGTATTGAGGTTTGTAGTAAATTTTCTAATTACATTTCAATTTTCAACAACGAATTATCCGGTCAAACAGTTTCGGTATCTGAAATAAACGGAAATATTTCCTATCAAAAAGGCGTTTCGACCTATCTTTTAAATTCTACGCAATTATCGAAAATAAAATCTAAAACAGAAATTACTTGCAGTAATCAAAATCAAAATGTAAAGTTGTTTGCTTTACCTTTTAATTTTTCGGCTTGCGACAAAATTGTGCAGTTCAGATTTTACAATCAAAAAGGGGGGTATTCTTTTTTTTATGCGGTTTTAGATTCTCAAAGTGAAGATAGAAGCAAGGTTAATTTTTACGAGAGAAGCTATTTGAACGAAAATGAAAATAAAAGCTATGCTGTTCAAAGTAATTCTGACTATAAAAATGAATTAAAATTTAAGGGTTCAAAAAATATAGCCTTAAAAGAATTGTTTCAGTTTCTTCTGCGAAGTCCAAAAGTAGAAATGAATTTAAAAGAATTGAACGGCAATGATTTTTTTATCGAATGCGAGGTTACAGGAATTTCGGCAGACCAATACTTAACTTTTGATTATAGCCTTACTGCAAAAATTACTAACTCGGGAAATTTTAAACTATGATTAAAATAATAGTCGATAATGAAGAACTAGACATTGACGAAAAATCAATAGTTACGTTTAAAAAATCTCAACAACTTAATGGGATTCAAAATCAATACAGCTTTTCGAATAATATAAATTTGCCAAAAACTGGCAAAAATCAAAGATTGCTTAAAATTAACTATTTGCCAAATTCAAAAGCAAAGAGTATGACAGTTGGCTATGCTTGTGATGTAATTCTGAACGGTTGTATATTTTTGAAAAATCAAACTTTGAAAGTTCAAAAAGAAACGGAAACATCAATCCCGAGCTATTTAGTTTTTACCGACAGTTTTTTTGTCGCTAAAGCCAAACAGGTTTTAATGAATGAAGTTAGTTTTGGCGTATATCCAAAAACATTACTTCAGTTTTTTGACTACAACTCTCCTTCAAGAAATGAAATTAGAACCGCCCCAATAAGTGCGCAAAACGAAAGCGGATTAGTCGTTGTAGAAGAAGTTCCAGCTTTGTATAACTTGAAATCGGCAGTATCAAAAATCATTACCAAATTAGGGTACAATTTCGAGGGAGATTTTTTTGAAGATCCATTAGTGGCGGAATATTGGTTCAATCCGAATTTAGGAGTTTTTGCGGAGGATTCTTTGTTTGACAAAAACCTCAACACGTATCAATTCCTGCAAAATGTTTTAAAAACTTTCAATGCTTACATCGAGGTTTCCGATAGTAGTAAAAACATAGGTGTTTACCTTTGGAAAAATATCGAAAGAATAAAAAGTAATTTTGTAGATTATTCCGACAAATATGTAAAGTTTGAGGATTATATTTTCGAAGGTGGTTTGGCTAAAAAAAACACGCTAGAATATACCGACAGTGCAGATTTTTACAACGGATATTTCGAAAACAACAAATCAATAGTTGACCAGGCTAATTATTTAAAATCTGACTTCGGAGCTGGGAGTATGCGACTTTTTGATGATTTAGAAATACAAGAAGATGGACGAGTTCCTTTACGTGATATTGGATTTACAGGCGAACCTACCGCAATTAATTTGTATAGATTTGAAAATACAACGTCTTTAGTTTCGGTTTATTATTTAGGAACAAAAAATATCATTGGTCTTTTTAAAGCTTTCTCGCCAAACATATTAGAGCTTTACAATCGTTTTCATTTTGAATACACGAAAAATATTTCGTTGCCAACTGTAGCTAATTTAACTTTTAGATACGATGCTATATTTTTGGCAAATTTCAAAATGCAGGAAGTATATTTCATAAAACAGCTATCTACTTACTGGCTACCTTTAGAATTGAATTTCACAACAGAAAAGGATAAAGTTACTGTTAAGAGTTTGATGATAGAAAAAACTAGAGTAGATGCGCCTATTGTTTTTGACCAAAGTTTGCGAGTAGATTTTAACGCAGAAGTTTTTATCTTGGACATTTTCGCTTTGTATTTTTCTCAAAATACTTCGCCGGCTTCTCAAATGGTTATACAAAATTATGACAGGACCAAAAACAAGCTATTTATAAACGGCACGGAGATAATATCATTCCCAACGGCGATTGATGTTTCTCAGGTTTTTCAATTGAGAGTCGAAAATATAGAGCCGACAAACACTATTAGCAATTCAGATATTTTATTTCAATTCATTTCGCAAGCTGGAGGGGTTTCAAGAATTGCAAAAATAAACGTTGCTCACAGTGGAAGAGCTTCTTATGTTTCAGAATTTAGATCTAATTTAGACGAGGAGTTTTTTTACGGAAAAGACGATACTAACGGAATTTTAGTTTATTCAAATTTTTGCGATAAAATAGGCACGCCTATAAATATACCAGATACCTTAGTACCAGATAAGGGAAGTTTTGAAGTCGGCGGAGTTCCGAATAACTTTAGAATGATACAGCTTCAAAAGGCGCAATACGTAAAAGTTACTTTTAATTTAGGCTATGCCAAATATAAATGTTCAAATAGAGGAGGAAAAGCAGAAGCAAGGACTAAGGTTTTTTATGAGATTTACAAAAATGGAATATTAGTCGACACGGCTCATTCTAATGCAGCGATTGATAGCTCTAAAACTTTTGCAGTTGAAGTTGTTGAAGAAAATATAAATAGGGTAAAATACATTTCCGCAAACGCAGGCGATTACATTACGGCTGCTATAAAAATTTCATTAAGCGAAGAGGACAGGCTTGGAAGTGGTACTATGGATGGAAGCGTAACGATTAAAAATATTTCTTGGAAATTCGAGTGCTCAGAATAATATAAAAAGATTATGGAAGAAAATATAATAAACATAGCGACATTGACAATTGACACTACCAAAGCGAGTGATGCGATTGTGGCTACAAAAGAAGAAATATTTAAACTTCAAAAAGCTAATTCCGAACTTAGAAAAGAAATTCAAAGTTCAAAAGGCGACACGACAGAGCAGACTAAGGCGTTTGTCGAAAATGAAGCTAAATTGAAAGCTTTGAACAATGCCTACAAACAACAGCAAACTGCATTGAACGAGTACACGCTGGAGCAG